CAGGGCTTGGTTGGAGAGATTGAAGCCTATCTGAAACGTTTCGAGCCCTGAGTGCTCTCGGGCAAAGCTGGCTTCTCGGGCAGCGCGTGAACCCAAGGTGTAGGCAAGGCGCGAATTTCAGGATGTTGGAACAAGGCCGAAGTTGCGCCTGTAGGTCCTAACTGAGGCTCCGCCTTTCCCAATTCATGCCCGCGTGACCCATGCCCGGCCGTCCTGCCATGAACACCCGCACTTGCAGGGTTCATCGCGCCTTATAGAGGCTTCGCGCTGCTGCTGATCATCTTTGGGTCGATCTCCGGCGCATCCCACGTGTCCGCAACGCCCATCCAACGTTCGATCGTCGCTTGGAGCTTGGGTTCGTCCGCATGCAGGTGAAACGTATAAAGGCGGTTGACGATGTCACGCATCAGCGCGCGCATTTCATCTTCATCGAAGCGCGAGACTTCGGTCCAGGGGATGCGGCGGCCATCGGCATCCAGAACAAAGACGTCCGAGTAGTCGCCGGTCCGCGTGATGGGGGTCAGGCCAGCATGCAGCGTTTCGAGCTGCGTGTTGCGCACGCAAAGCATGGCCATGATCTTGGCCAGCTTTGCCGCAATGCGCTTCTCGTCGTCGTGGTTCATGCAGCCAGCTTAGTGCGCGCTGGGCTTTCCGGCCAAGACGATTCTGATGTGGCGGGGTTCATGGTGTTTGGCATGCGCGCGTCTGCGCGCGCAGCACGGCATAATCGGCCAGCCATTCAGCAATCACGGCCCCCCCGGGCAGCGCGGCCACTTCTGTCGCGACGCGCACCTGCTCGGCTCGGCTGTACTCCACCACAGGCGGGCAGGCTCGCCGCGGGGTGTCAGAATTCCCCGCCGCGCAGGCGGTCAAGAAGATCGTCGCGGCTGCGAGGGCGGCGCGCGGCTGCGTCCAGCATCTGGCGGTGAACGGCATCGTGACGCTCCAGTTGGTCCAGCCGCTCGGCGGCGCGGCCAGCGCGCTCGGCTGTGCGGCGAAAGTTGAGGATGAACAGGGTGATGGTGAGTGCGGCAAGGGCGAGGGCCACCATTTGCCGCGCCCATGGCCGGGCGAGGGCTCCGATCAGCAAAGAGCCACACATCAGCGCAGGCCCTTCTTCCAGTCATCGACCCGCGCCCAGACGGCGACCGCGATCCCGCCCAGCGCCAGCGCGATAAAGAGCCAGCGGAGCGTGTCGAGATAGGGCAGCAGCGGCAGAACCGCGCCCTGCGCCTCGGCCAGCACCTCCTGCGCGACCTCGACGCCAGCTGCGCCAACAGTTGCCACGCCCGCCGCCCCGGTGCCGCGCAGGGTGCGACTCTCGGCAAGCGCCTCGCGCGCTGGGCGCGTCTCAGCCACAAACGGAACCGCGCGGACTGGAAACGGCTCGCCCCAGGACCGCGCTGGGCCGAGGTCGATGTGCATGAAGCCCGAGCGTGGATAAGTGCCGAAACCAAGGAAACCGACCGCGCGTGCGGCTTCGGCAAAGCTGACTGGATCATGGTTCGACATGGCAATGTCAAACGCCGTGCCCTGCATGTGCTTCGAGGCCGGTGCCCCGCCGACGGCGCGGTTGTGGCTGGGGCTGCGATAGCCCGACCGAACGATCAGCGGCTTGCCGATGCGATTGCGCAGGGATTGTAGCTTGTCCATCGCCTCGGTGTTGATCTTGATCGCGCCGGTGCCGCGGCAGGCAATCTCGGCCGGGGAAAAGCTGGGCCAGCGCCAGGCAGATTCAGGCACGTCGCGGAAGTGGGCATAGGTCGTCGTCGGCATGGTGGGTCTCCAGAAATGCAAAACCCGCCTCGGGGGCGGGTGGGGGACAGCTTCAGGGGTGGTCTTGGGGGGCGTCAGTCGGTGCGGCCGCGCTGGAAGGCCTCGAACATCACGTCCCGCATGGCGCGGATGTCCGTCTCAATCCGCTCCAGCCGGTCAGCATCGACCTTGCGGTCTTCGGCGCGCTGTTTGTCGATGCGGTCGCGCTCAAGGAGCAACTCGCGGTCGAGGCGTTCCAGCATCGCCTCGTTGGTGAATGCCTTTCTCGTCACTGTGGCGGCAACGGCAAGGCAACCGCCGACCAGCGCGGTGATGGCGGCGGTCAGGCCGTTGTCGCGGAAGACCTGACCGACCTCCTGCAGGAGCGACGTTCGTTCAGTCATGTTGATATCCCTCAATAATCGGTCTCGACGTAGACGCCTGCGCAGTCGTAGGCGACGACTGCCGCCGTCGCGCCGTTGTTCATGTAGTTGCGCGGGCTGAGCAGTTGGGTGGCGGCGGGCATATCGGTCGTGATGGTGAACTCGACCGCCGCCCCGCTGACCTCCTCGACCACCCGCACGCCGATGTCCGACCCGTTCGGCGCGGCGGCGATATAGAGCGTCAGCACATTCGTCATGCTGGCCACCGGGAAACTGGCCCCGAGGTCGATCAAGGTCGGTGCACCCGCGCCATCATTGTGCACCAGCTGCCAGTTGGCATGGGTGCCGCGCTGGAAACCGATGCCGATGCAGTTCAGCACGGTGGCCAGCGTCAGGGTGGTCGCCAGCGCCGAGATCGAACCATATAGCCCGAAGAACCCCATGCCTGTTGCCTGCACCGTGGTCAGCGACAGACGGTTGACGTAGTTCCAGCCGCCGAGGCCATCGGCATTGCCGCGCCAGCAGACCCAGCCTGCGGAGCGTTCTTCGGCCACCGCGCTGGCTGTGGCCGCGCTGGTCACCCGCCAACGCCGCATGCTGTCGGCCAGACCGGTGGTGGTCAGCGTTGGCGTCGCCACAGTGCCGACAGCTGTGCGCGGCATACCGTTCGTATTCACCGTTGTGCTGGTGGACGGGGCCCATGTGGCGATCCGGTTGACCCCGAAGTGGGGCTGCAGCGGAAAGAACCGGCCCGAGGGGCGCTGCACATCGAGCCACCCGGCTCCGGCACGGTCGCGGGCATAGACGGCCAGCTTGCCAGCGGGCGGCGGATCGGGAGCGGCGGCGAGCGCGGGCATCACCACCGGTTCGGGCAGTTCGACCCGGCCCGACGTGCGGTCGATCCGGATCGCGTCAAAGAAGGTCGACCCGTTCGGGCTGACCTTGAAGCTGAAATCGTCGTTGCCGAGCAGCCCGATCAGCGCCCGTGCCGAGAAGCCGGTCTTGAAGGCGAAGGCCGCATCGTTCCCGGCCGCCGCCTTGTTCACTGTCGCCTCGATTCCAGCGCCAGCATTGTTGATCAGCACCGCTGGGGTGTTCATCGACAGACGGTTGTAGCTGTCAGCCGTCGCCCCGCCGAGGCCCAGCAATTGCGCAGTCAGGTTCGCTTGCGGCATGCCGACCTGAGTGACGGCGTTGGCGAAGGTGACCGTCGGCGTGTTCACTACTGTGGTGCCCCCGGCCCCTGCTGTGGCCGAGCCGATGTTGACGACCGTGGTCGATCCGGACGCGCCGCCGGTGCCGAGGTTCAGGGTCTTGGTCACGCCGGTCGTATTGACCCCTGTGCCCATCCCATAGGTCGCAGCAGTGATCGCCGTGCCGATCGAGGCCGCCGCCGCCGAAACGGTGACCGTGCCCGAGGCGGTCAGCGTGCCGGTGATGGACACAGCCCCCGATGCGGTCAGCGAACCGGAGAATGTCTTGTTGCCGGTAAAGGTCTGCGTGCCCGCAAGGATCGCCAGTTCCGAGGAGGTGTTGGGCAACGCGAACGTCCGGGTCGTGCCTGTAGTGATCCCGGACAGCGAGAACAGCGCCCTCTTGGTCGGGTCGGCATCGTTCACCAGGCTGAAGACGGCATCCGACACATCGACCGGTTCGCCGACCAGATCCCAGGCCGACCCATTCCAGACGACAAAGGCCTGTTCTGACGCGATCCATGCCAGCCAGCCTGGGCGCGGAACCAACCGCATCCAGACGCCATCGACCCAGAAGGCGACGTTCAGATCCCAGCCAGCCCACAGGCCTGTCGCGCCCGATGCCACAAGGTGCCGGTCGCCTTCGGTTGGGATGGCGGGCGGCGCGGTACGGCTTCTGTCTAGGACCGACAGTTGCACCATCGCGTCGAGCAGCCGCAGCGCCTCATTGTGGGTGACATGCTTTTGCGCCTGCGAGGCCAGGATGTAGGGCAGCAGGAGGTGGGTGGTGATGTCGGACATGATTGCGCTTTCAGAAGGTGAGCGTGACGGATCGCCCAGCGCCCCGGCCGATCAAGGCCGAGAGCTGGTAGATGCGGATGGCGAGGGATTGGCCGGGCCCGATGGTCGCGCCCCAATCGGCGGTTTGCTGGACGGCGGTGTAGAGGGCGCTGGTCGTGGCAGTCGTCAAGGTTCGCTTGACAACTGACCCGTCCAGAATGTCGATCGCATAAGCCTCGCTGTCCTCCGCCAAGGGCACATCGCCAGCGCCCCAGGTGTCAGCGGCCAGCGACCGCGACCGGCGCGTCCATCGGATCGTCAGATCGCCCGGGCTGCGGGCGGTGCGCCACGGCTGTTCGACATGTGCGACCGAAAACGGCCGCAGCCCAGCGCCCTCCGGGGTGAAGCTGGTGGCGACAAAGGTCTCGTCACTTGCTGGTTTTGATGCAGGACCGATCCGCCAGTTCCATGGCAGACCCAGATCGGCCTCGGAAATAGGAAGGGAAGCCACGGTCGTATCCAGCAGCACAACCCGCGCGCCGCTGGGCACCATGCCAACCATGGCGCCTTCTGTTCCGCGCTGGCCCCGCAGCAATCGGGTCAGTCGGTACCGTCCCAGCGCGATCAGCTCCGCATTCCCGGCTTGAACGATTTCCCACTGCCTAGCGCCGGTCTCGACGGCCAGCGCATTGGCCCCACCCAGCAAGGTGATGTCCGTGACGCTTTGCAGCGTGCCGGAATAGAGATCGACCACCAGCGCATTGCCCAGATCGAAGCGCGACACCGGCCCCGCAAAGAAGTCGGCCGCCAGCACACCCATGCGCGCTCGCGAGCTGAAGGTGGTCAGCAGTGCAAAGCCATCTGTGGCGGCGCTGCGGTAGACGGCAATCTTGCCGGGCCATGGTTTGGCATGGGCTGCAACCATGGGGCGATGCGCAGGCTGATCCTCGCGCAGTTGCGGAAGGTCCAGCAGGATCACATCCGGCGCGCCAAACACGGTGGGCGTCGACAAGGACGCAGGGCGCGGTTCGCCGGGCGGCAAGTCATAGACCGCCCGGTCCTGGCGCACAGCATCGATGCTGCGCAGGTCGGAGTCCGCAATGGACACCAGCCGCATTTCCGCCTGGCGGCCATCATGGTCGAGCAGGATCACATCGCAGGGATCCAGCGCCAGACGCGAGGGCGGCAGGCGGAACACGGCGCTTTCGCGGCCCACCCACGCCTCCATCAGCGCGCGACGGCAGCGGCGTTCGGCTTCTTCTGGCGGGATCGCCATCGGGAAGGACTCGGACGCGATGCGGGTGGTGTCGACGGTGATCCGCCGTGCTTCTACCTGCGCCGCGTCATAATCCTCGTCGGCGCGGGCAACCTGCCATTTCAACGCCTGCGGCAGTTCGGTTTCCTGCGCCCGGGTCAATTCCATCACGTCGCCTTGGGTCGAGGCGGGCGCGACCATGCTGTCCGGGGTGATCGTGGCGCTGGCAATCCGACCACGCATAAGGAACTTGATGCGCCCCTCGCTCTCGACCGCATCGAATCCGAAATGCCGGGCCAAGGTGGAAATCGAGGCACGCGGGGCTTCCAGTGCTGAGATCACATAGCCTTCGACCGCACCCCAGAGACCGGAGACGTCGATCAGCTCTTCCGGCATCCCGGCGCGCAAGCAGAGGTGCCGCACCAGCGCCGCGAGCGACACCGCGCCCAGCCGCCCGGTCAGCCACTGCCCCAACCGCCAGTTCGGCCCGTCGGTCCAGACCTCGGTCAGCTCGGGGAAGAACGGATAGGGCCGGGCATCCCATGTCCAGGCGGCGCATTCGGGGACATGCACCATGCGCGCGCCGTAGATGGCCGAGGTCGGGTTGTTCGCGCCCTGACCCCACCAGAGATAGGTTGCCTCGAGATAGGCCCGCTGGATCGCATCGTCCCGCCAGCCCCGAGAGGAGTAGGGCGTGAAGCTCTCGGACGATTTCGGATCGAAGAACACGTTGGGCTGGTTGGTGCCGCGATCAATGGCCGGGCACCCCAGTTCGGTGAACCAGATCGGCTTTGACTGCGGCACCCATGCCGTCGGTGTCCCGGTCTCCACCCCGCCGGGCCGGTTGAAATGCGGGTTTTGCCACCAGGCGCGCAGATCCTTGAAACGGAAGACCCACGGTTTGGCGACAGCACCATCGGTGATCGGAGTGCGGTTTTGCGCGGTTCGATCAAGGGCGCTGGCATAGAACCAGTCGAACCCCTCGCCGCCGGTGATGTTGGATTGCAGATAGGTCCGGTCATAGATTGCAGGCGCCAGCGCCGCATCGGCATGAACGAACCCGTCGCGCCAGTCCGACAGCGGCATGTAGTTGTCGATGCCGATGAAATTGATGTTGGCATCCGACCAGAGCGGATCGAGATGGAAGAACACGTCGCCCGACCCATCAGCGGGGTGATGGCCGAAGTACTCCGACCAGTCAGCGGCATAGCCGATCTTGGGCCCAGCGCCGAGGATCGCGCGAACATCGGCCGCGAGCGCCTTGAAGGCGGTGACCGCAGGATAGGTGCTGGCGCTCGAGCGGATCGTGGTCAGGCCGGGCATTTCCGAACCGATCAGGAAGGCGTCGACACCCCCGGCTGCTTTGCAGAGATGCGCATAGTGCAGGATCATCCGGCGCAGCGACCATTCGCCGACTGGGCCAGTCCAGCTGACTGTGGTGCCCGACACGCTGAAGTTGGCGGGTGTCGCCGTGCCGAACATGGCTGCAACCTGCGTTGCGGCCGTTGCGGTCTTGTCCACCGATCCTGCAAAGCCCGCCGCCGGGGAGCAGGTGATGCGCCCCCGCCAGGGGAATGTCGGCTGGCCCGAGGTGGCCGCATTGGCGCTGTAGGGATTGGGCTTCGTGTTGCCGGGCGGCACATCCATCAGGAGGAAGGGATAGAATGTCACGCGCAATCCTCGCGCCTTCATCTCCTGGATCGCCTGCACCACCGCGAAATCCGCAGGGGTGCCGCCATAAACCGGACGGTCCTCTGCATCGCGGCTGACGAGGAAGGCACTGGCGCGCGAAACGCCATTCACAAGCCAAGCTGACGGCGTGGTGGTCTTGGTGGCCACCTCGACGCCCGGCCGCACCTTGCAGTTCCCGGCGCGCAGGTCATCGCCGAACCATGCCACGACCAGGCTGACGCTTTCCACTGCCGGGGCCAGAGATTGCAGCCGGTCCAGCGCCACCACGATGTCGGCGGTGTCTGTGATCGCGTTCAGGTTCTCGGCCACGGTGCTGCCACCCGAGGTCTGACCGAGGAAGTTGGTGGTGCCGCCGCTGGTCTTTTTGACCGGGGATGTTGCGTAGGTGAATTCGCCGGATGCCGGGATCATCGTCACCGCTTTCACCAGCCCCTCGGCGGTGTCGGGATCCGCGAGGGGGTGGAACACCTCGAAGCTGATCTGCGGCAGACGATTGCCGAACGCGCTGAGGTTCAGTTCTTCGAAGACCACATAGGCGGTGCCGCGATAGGCCGGGGTGTTGGCTGCGCCCATCTTGGCCGAGATGAACGGATCTGGGGCTTGAACCTCGTTGCCGGGATACCAGCGCCAGGTGACGCCGGTCATGTCCATGGCCTTGCCGTCGGCCCAGACCCGGCCAATCCCGGTGATCTCGCCCTCGCATAATGCGACTGCGAAGCTGGCAAAATAGAGGTATTCAGTGGTCGTGACCTTTGGCCCGCTGCCCTTGCCGCCACCCTGGCTGGTCGTGTTGACCTCCTCGCGGAAGTCAGTCGCCCAGATGATATTGCCGCCGATCCGCATGCGGCCGAACAGGCGCGGGATCACCGCGCCTTCGGTCGAAGACGTGATGCGCAAGCTGTCGAGCCGCGCGCCCTCGATGCGCTGAGCCGGGGCGAGGGACGATACGATCCAGTTGTCGACCACCGACCCGATGGTCGAGCCGATGAAGCCACCGATGGCCGCACCGGAAAAGCCCAGGATGGCACCGCCAAATGCGCCGCCAATCGCGGAGCCGACGGCGCCGAGAACAAGAGTTGCCATAGTCAGCTTCCATGAAGTTGGGGATCGACGGGGAAACCGCCGTGAGGTTGATTGGGTGGGGTCTTGGCTGTAGCCTTTTGCAATGGGCCACGCATTCGATCCTCAAGTACTCTTGCAGCTGCCGCTGATGGCGAACCTCGCGACGATCTGCGCCGAGGGGCCGCGGAATTCGCCGGTCTGGTTTCTCTGGGAAGACGGAGTCATCTGGATGCTTGGTGACAAGGGTGGCAGTTCCGTCAAACGACTGAATGCCGACCCGCGTTGCGCGGTTGAGCTCGTGCACTTCAACCGTACGGAAGGCCACCTCTTGCATCTTGGAATGCGCGGCTCAGCAACGGTTGCACCGATGGACCCGCGGCTGTTCGAGAGGCTTCTCGACAAATATTTGGGCGAGGATCGTTCGCAATGGAACGCCTGGTTCATCGAAGAAGTTGCCCGAATTGACGATCCATCAGGCCGGTTGATCCGATTGGATCCAGAGACGTTCTACACCAACAACGTTTCCTATTTTCTCACTGGCCCTGCATTGGCTTGGTCGGATGGAATGCCGCTACCCTGAGAGGCGGCATTGTGGGGAAACAGGAAGGCGAAGGCGATCTTGCGCGCCCATGTCGGGGTCAGGGTTTCCTCCACGACGCCCAGCCGGTCATAGGCGTGGATGAAACGGTCAGGCTCCGTCAGGATGCCGACATGCTTGGCGATGGCGCGCGGGGCCATCCGGAACAAGACCAGCGCGCCGGGACCGGCCTCAGCGGGCGTGATTTCTGGCATCATCTGGCGCGCGCCCTCGGCCAGAACCTCTCGCGGCCCTGCCTCGCCCCAGTCCCGGCTGTAGGGCGGGATTGGGAACGGCTCGTCGCCGACAACCTCGCGCCAGACGCCGCGCGCGAGGCCGAGGCAATCGCAGCCGACACCGCGCAGGCTGGCCTGATCATGGTAGGGTGTGGCGAGCCAAGACCGTGCGACGGCAATGACCAAGGCGGGATCGGCGCAATTCACAGCACGTTTCCTTCATGGCCGCCGTCCTGGCTCGCATAGCGCAGCACCGCGTCCTGGCCGGGGATGTTGGGAAAGCCCCGGAAATTGGTGACATTCGCGAACTTTGCGCTGCAGGTCGCGATGCGCTTGTCGCAGCCCGCCCGAGCGATGAAGCTGTCGCCCTCGGCAATGGCGCGCACCGGCGCTTCCAGCAGGGTTAGGGTGGCAATGGTATCGGCCAAGCCGTGTGCCAGCACCTCAGTGGCGCGCCCGGCATTCGCGCCGTTGGTCCAGGTGAGCGTGCCAGAGGTGAACCAGCCCGCGTCAAACCCGGGCAGTCCCGAGGCCATGAACGCCTGGTCGCGCAGGAGGTCGGTGACTACACCGGTGCCCTTGTAGATCGCGTTTTCCAGATCGATCCCGCAGCGCGCATCGCCCAACCGGGCATCACACCCCGCCTGAAACGTGCGCCCCACGGTCTGGCCCAGCACATGCGCCAGCGACCTGACTTCCGCCACGAAGGCCATGCGGCCGCGCCGGATTTGCCCCACAGCACCCCGGCGCAAGAGCACGCGCTGGCTGGTGTCGGTCCAGTTCAACCGCCACAGCTCGACCGCCGCGTTGTCCCATCGCCCATCGAGGATATCGGTTTCCGTGATCCGGTCGGAGGTCAGCACGCCGGTCGCATCCTGCGCATCGACCGCCAGATCGGAGCCAGCGCGGATTTCCGAGGCGGCAAAACCGCTTTCCGGCTCAAACGCTGTGCCATCGAAGCTGAGGGCGCGGTCATGATCGGTAAAACCAAGTGCCACACCATCCGAGCGCGAAATCCGCCAGCACCACGACAAGGTGGTGGTGCCGTCATCAAGATGGGCCTGCAGCGCGGGGGAGAGGGATTTCATCTGCGGATCTCCAGCAGGGGGATGGCGGTGATCGATCCCAGCCGTTCAAAGTCGAGGGTGACATCCAGCGTATCGCTGTCGAAGCGGACCGGTACATCGAATTCGAAACCGGCACGAACGATGACGCCACCCGCAGGGGCGGTGGTGAAGGAAATGACGCCGGTGGTGGTGTCCAGCGTCCAGCCTGACATCTGCTCGACCATGCCCAGCGCCACGCGGACGGTCCCGGCGACGGGCTTGGCAATCGTTCGCACCCACGTCTGCCCGCCAGATGCGTAGCGTTTCGCGAGCTGGAAGGTTTGCAGGCTACCGGTGCCGGTGCCGATCTGCTGGTCGGTCGCGGTGATCGCCTGTGACGGCTGGGCGGATTTGTAGTCAGCCCAGTCTTTGTAACGAAAGCCGTGCAATCGGCCGTTCCGCGCCTCGAAGAAGGCCACGACCGCCGCCAGATCATCCGCACGCCGGATGCCATAGGCGACATCATAGCGGCGACGGCTGTTGGCCCAGCTGGCATTGCGCTCCTCGTTGCCCGAAGCCAGCTCGACGATCTGCGTGCGCCGTTCAGGGCCGCCCCGCGCGCCACGGCTGATGTTGTCGGGGAAGCGCACCTCGTGAAACGCCATCACATGCCCCTCCGACCCAAGGACACCGCGCGTGCGATGTCGGCCGCGACCTGCGTGCGAGATTGGCGGAAGCTTTCGGCGTCGCGGGCGTTGATCGTGACGGAGATGTTCGGGGCAGAGCCTTGCCCTTGGCCATAACCAGCAGCTTCCCGGCGCGACAGAACCCGTTCTCCCCGTTGCAGGATTGCCGGAACCTCGTCCGGTTTGATCCCAGCCCAGCCACCCGAATGCATCCGTGGGGCATTGGCGAAGGCCATGGCCGGGACCATCCGGCCCGGGCCCGGTGATCCGACCATGCCACCGGCGTGCAGGATGTTGGCGAAGATGCCACCCGCACCGCCCAACGCGCCCGACAGCGCATTGGCGATGGGGCCGAGGATGAACCGACGAGCCGCGAGCTTCGCGAGGTCGGCGATCATCGACGTGACCAGATCCCGGAAATCCAGCTTGCCGGTCTTCACGAAGTCGGCCACGGCGTTTTCGGCCGAGGTGAAGGCAGAAACCAGCGTGCTGCCGATGTCGCCACCGATATCGCGCGCCTTGGTGGCATAATCGGCGAGCGCCGCAGTGACGGCGGCCCAGCCGGTCAGGGCTGTTTCCGCGCCCTCTGCCGCCGCTGCCCCAGCGTTGCGCGCAGCGCTGCCCGCGCCGTCGGCTGCGGTCGCGGTGTTGTTCAGTCCTGCCGCGAGGGCATCGGCTGACCCCGCAGCGTCTGCCAGCGCGGCTTCGGCCTCCGCTCCGGTTCCGGTCATTGCATCCTTGAGCGCCTGCCAACTGGCCAGCGGTCGACCGGCGGCGTCAGTCAGCATCCCAGCGGCCTCGCGATAGCCATCGGCGCGAGCGCGCGCATCCTCTGCCATCGTGCCAAGCCCGAGGTCAGGCGGTTCCAGATACGTCTGGGACAGCGCGGCCGAGAAGGCATCGGCGGCGGCAGCGCCAGCGGCAGTCGCCGCCCCCTCAAACGGGTTTCCGATCCGGCTGAGTTCTACTGGATCCAGCGTGCCGATCCGCACCCCGCCTTCGCCGGTGGCCCATTCGGGCAGCAGCGCCAGCGCGGCGTTCAGCCCGTTGATGAAATTGTTGATCCGGGTGACAACGCCGTTCAGCATCGCCTCGACGCCCGAGATCAGCCCGTTCGCGGCCTGGAAGGCAAAGTCGCCGATGGCGCCGGGCAGGCTTCCCCAGATCGCCACCGCAGCGTCATATGCCCCTTGGAAGATGGCTGCTGTCCGGTCGCCAAAGCTGACCACGCCCGCGATGGTGCCTTCGAGCGCCGACAGCCCGGCCGCCTTCAGGCCCTCCCAGCCAGCGGCCATGTTGGCGAATACGGCGTCGAGCGACAGGCCGATGCGCGACCAGACTTCTTTCGCCAGATCGCCCAGCAGGCGGAAGGCTTCGCCCACGCCGCCGACGCGGGCCACCAGCTGCGAGAACTGATAGACCAGCTCTCCGGCACCGACGATCAGCGCGCCGATGCCGGTGCGGATCAGCGCTCCGCGCATGATGACCAGCGCCGTGGCGAGGCCGCGCACTGACAGTGCTGCCGCTGCCAGTCCCGCCACCCAGCGCCCCGCCATGACGGCGGCGAAGGTCGCGGCATAGGAGGCGAGGCGTCCAAGATTTCCGATCAGCGCATCAATGGCTGTCCGCAGGATCCCTCCATCGGACGCAAGGGTCACGAACGCGTTGGCCAGCGCCTCGACCGATGGGGCCACCGCGACGGCGATCCGGTTGCGCAGCCCCTCGAACACCAGTGACATGGTGCCAAGGGCAACTTGGGTGCGCCGCAGGGCCTCGATGGCGTCGGTGTCCAGCACCGCGCCGAGGTCGGAGGCCTGGTCGCCCAACCGGGCCATCTCGGCCCCGCCGTTGCGCAGGAGCGGAAGGAGGCGCGTGGCGTCTGAGGCCATTGCCTCCAAGTAGAAGGTCATCTCCTGCTGGCTAAGGCCAGCGCGTTCCAGCGTGTCGACGTAGAGTTGCAAGGCTTCTGGCCCCGACAGGCGGGCAAATTGGTCAGCCGTCACGCCCACCTTCGGGGCGACGCTTTCGAAAAAGTCCGCCATCGGCCCGCCGCCGGTCTGCAGGAAATCGCCCACCCGGTCGTTCACGTCTTTCAAGATGTCGGCGAGCTTTTCCTGTTCGATGCCGACTGTGCGCGCGCCTGCAGACCAGCGCTGCAGGGCTTCGGGCGTGGCATTGGCGACCTGTGCGAACTGCCGGATTTGCGCGGCGCTCTCGGCGGTGGACCGGACGATCAGCCCGAGCGAAGCGGTGGCAGCAGCAGCGGCGGCAGACATGGCAATCCCGGCCCGGCGCGCAAAACCGGCAAGCCGTGTGTTGGCCAGTTCCATTTCGCGCGACAGACGGCCGAGGCCTTTTGCGCCAGCTGTGCCGACACCTTCCAGTTCGGCGCGAACCTGGCGGCCGCCCTCGGCGACGAGCCTTACACTGACCCTTTTTTCAGCCATCGCGGCCCCCTTCCATCTGTTCGTTCAGTTTGCGCACCATCACCGCCTCGATCTCGGGCAGCAGTTCGGCGGCGATCAGGGTGTTGACGCCCAGCGCCCGGGCGAGGGCCAAGGCCGCGCCCATGTCCCAGCCGAGCACGGCGCCGGTGATGACGCGCAATTGCCCACCAAGGCGGCCGACGAGATCCCAGACCTGCCAGCCCTCCAGCGTCTTTGGCCGGTTCAGTCTTGCGGGGCAGTCCGGGCAGCGCTCCGCGCAGGCCGCGCAGTAGCGGTCGCCCCCGCCGAAGGACCAGTCGGCAAGGGCGCGGAGGCGTTTTTTTCGGCGTCCAGCAGCAAGCCGCGCGCGACATACTGCGTCTGGAAAGCCTCGAAGATCGGCCAGATTTCCAGGAGGGCGTCGATGCCCTCAGGCGAAACGGGGATGATATTGCCCGCGTCATCGCCGACACCCTCCCAATCCAGTACCGCGCGCCGGGCGACAGACTTGGCCATGGCGAGTGCCATTTCCTCTTGGGTCGCACCCTCGGGGAGCATTTCCACAGCCAGATCGGCGCGGGCGGACACCATGAGCGCGGTGGTCAGCGGGCCGACCAGCAATCGCAGGCCAGGGGCGAGGTCCAGCCATTCGGGGGTGGCGGTCAGGTTCAGTCGGATCATGATCAGTATCCTGCAAGGGTGTTGACGAGAACGGCGGTGCACATCCGGGCGGGGCTGGTGGCCTTTGCGGCCTGCCAATCAAAACTGGCCTGCACGCCCTGCGGCCCGGCGATCTCGATGCGCGGGATCGGCAGATAGACGGCATGCGCTATGAACGTGAAGCTGGCATTCGCGCCGAGGCTGTAGACGAACTCCAGCTCGCAGGGGCTGCCGTCGATGGCTTGGGTCACCAGCGTGCTGTCCGAGAACCGCACCTCGATCCGCCCGGTGAGCGCCGCCATGGTCGGATCGGCACCGTCGATGCGGCCATCGCCGCGGATGGTCTCGATCCGGTCGAGGTTGTTGGAATAGGTGATCTCGGCCGAGACGACGTTGCCCAGCGCCGTGCCGTTCCGCTTCACCGTGCCGTTGAAATGGCCGAACCGTTGCAGGCCCAGCGCGGTGGGCGTGCCAGCGGCGGTCGTGGCAGCGATAGTTTCGCCTTGGGCCACCAGCCGAGCGGTGGCGGTCAGCAGCCCGGATCGCTGCATCTGCCAGGACAGCTGATCCAGCACGCAGCCGGAATACATGGCGAAACGCGGCACCTCCGGCATTGCCGTTTCAATCGCCATGCTGGGCAGGGTCCAGTTGCCCGACTGGAAGGTGTGGGTCTTCGGCGTTGTGCCGGTCGTGATCGGCTGGCCGAAGGCCGCCTTTAGCCAGAAACCGAAGGCCTCGACATCGATGGGGATCACCACCTCGCCATCGGCTGTCACCGCATCCTTGATCGGAGCCAGCGGATCGCGACCATAGCCTAGCAGTTCGGATTCCAAGAGCGGTTGCTCCGACCCGAGCGTCGCCCGGGCGAAGGGCATCAACCGGAACCCACTCACCGGCGGAGTGCCGTAAACCGTCTCATACGCAAGCGCCATCTGCGCCCGCGCGCCTTGCGCACGTGCCATGGGGGTCTTCTCAGTTTTGGGGGTGTCAGGCCAGGGGGCCGGTGGTGGTGTAGTGCAGGACGACGGTGATGATCGCCGCCTTCAGCGCCGCTGCGCCCTCGATGGGCAGATCGACCGATGCCGGGGCTTCGGGTTCGACCCAGTCGCAGAGGCCGCAAAGCGTGCGGTCGGATTCAAGCGCTGCACCAATGGCCGCGATCAGATCATCGAAGGCACCGGTCCGGCCATTCGAGGCCTGGACGACGACCTCCAACTCGGCGCGGTGTTGGTAATGGTAGCGCAGGGGCGACAGCGTCACCTCCGGCTCACCCGGCTGGCCATCGCGCAGGATGATCAGGCCCGCTGTCGGGATCCGCTCGGGCAGCACCTCGTCACGCAGGGTGAGGGCGGCAAGCGGCTGCAGCCGCGCGTGCAGCGCGGCAAGGACGGTTTCGCGGGTGGTGGGCATTGCTCAGTGCCTTAGTTGTCGTAGGGCCGCGACCTTGGGGCCCCCGATTTCAGAAGCTCGGCATGAGAACTAGGCCGTTGCCGAAGTCTAAATGTGCAGAACGATCGTCGGCCGTTAGTTCCTCAGAAATACGCCAAGTGACCATTTGGATCGTCTCGTTTCGCCCAACGTAGATTGTGTTTGCATAGATGAACGGAATCCCTTCAATCCTTGCCTGATAGACAATAATCTCACTGTCGCGGATTTCTGTGTTTGTGCCGCGCATGAGCAGTTCAAAATTCTGCTCGCCAACGTAAACTTGCATGTTTCTGGCGACAGCATCTGCCGCCGCAGAAAGTGTGAGCCCCTGATCTGATCCGGCCGAATCAATTATTAGTTGTGCGAAGAAGCCGTCATTTCTGCTAAACTCGGCGGATGCGTGCGCTCTCGGCATAGCCGCGTGCCAGGCATTGGGAACGCCGCACAGCTTCACGCGCTCGCCATCAAACTGACAAGTGGTTTGGGCGCTAGCGCCAGCAAACATGAGAGCTGCGGCAACAAGAGTACCGACCACAAATCCGGCGAACCGATTGGGTTTGTAGAGTAGTCCTAGTGCTCCGATGCCCAAGGCCGCAATGGCAGTTCCCGCAGAACTGGCAGCGACCATGGCAACTCCGTAGCCTGTCGCTGTGTTTGGTGCGCCGAGTACGAGATACGGACCTACGATAAAGGCCAGTAGGATGAGACCAATGAAAACAAGGTACTTCGCCAAATGCGTCTCCTGCGAAAGAATGCACAATTCTGAGACTAGGCGGCATCTGGTTCGCGAGCAAAGGAAAAGACCTTTCGTCAGATCAACGAGCTGTTCTTCTTGCCCAACCGGCCACGATCATCCCTGGCACGCCGTCCACAGCCCGCTCGGCATCCCGCGCTAGATCCAGCCGCTTGCGCAACTTGACCTGCGGGACCAGCAGGAAAATCGGCACAGTTGCAACGCCGCGCCCGGTTTTCGAATTGGACGCCACGGCCCGGCCTTTGGAGTTCAACCGCCCCTCGGCGACCAGCAGGCTTGGGCCACGGCGGCGGTAGATGAACCGCAGCCGCAAGCCGGTGCGGCGTTCCCATTCGCCGGGGGTAATGCGGCCGCCCTTGGTGCTTTTCCCCGCGGCTGGGGTGGGGATCGCCAGCCAGAACCCGTCCTTTGACCGGATCAACGGGCCGGTGTCATGCGCGCCGATGATCACCGGTGCGTTGGACCAGACGAGCGCCGCCGCGCTCAGGCTGTCGCCGGATTTCGGGAAGCTGGCGAGGCGGATGGAGTTGCCCAGCCTCGTGCCCAGCCCTGCACCGGTGATCTGGCTGCGCCAGGCGGATTTCAGGGAGGTGCCCGCCTCACGCATGGCGGCGGAGACTGCCTTTTCACCCGCTGCGACTTCGGCCTGCATCAGAGCGACAATGTCGGGGTCGATGCCGTGTTTCAGCTTCATAATCGTCACGCCGGCCTCAGATTGACGGTCCAGACCAGCCGTTCGCGGTCGCGCACTGGCTCGCCCTGAATGTTGAAACCCTCGCCGTCGATCTCGACCCGGTCACCCGGGCGTGGCGCTGGTACCTCGGCCACGCGCAGATCGATGCGGGTGGTTTCCGACCAGATCCGCGCCTCGCCAAAGCTGGTGACATCATCCGCGCGGCGCGTGACCACGCGGATGAGTTGGGGCGCGCCACTGTCCGCGATATAGGTCGCATCGCGGGCGATGTTCGGATCGGCGAAGAGGTTGTCGATGGAAGCGGCAAAGACCGACATTGGCGTCAGTTGCTGCTGTGCAGGCGGATCGCCAGCCGGGGCCGCTTGTTCACTGGCAGGATCGAGGCCTCGGTCATCAGGTCGATCCAGCGGCCCTTGGCGTCCATCATCTGTCGCGCATAAAGCGGCAGTCCGATGGTGTTGGCGGTTTCCAAGAGGTTCGCGGGCCCGCCATAGGTGGTGAAGGTGTCGAAGGTGCCCATCGGAAACGCTATGCCCTCGCCGGTGGGGATCAGCCGCTCGGACGTGCCGTTCGAGAGGGTGACCGAGCCGTTGTATTCCTCAAACAGGATCCCCGCAAAAGGGAAGGCGCGGCGCATGTCCTCGCGCAGGGGCTGGCCGCCGGTGGCCGAGAAGAACTTGTAGGCGTCCTCGGTCTTGGGGTGGCTGATTAGCTTGTCGAAGAATTCCGAGCTGACCAGCGCATGGGCGGTGGTCATGGTCTCGCCCAGCAGGTTGTCCTCGATCGCGCGCAAGGTCGTGCGGACCTTGCCTTGGACGTTGGTGCCAGCGGTGCCGAAGACGAAGTCGACCGAGATCATCTCCAGCCCAAACTCGGTGAAGTAGTTGTAAAGCGTGGTGCCCGCACCGTCCTTCACGATGCCGCGCAGCGCGTTCATTTCCATATATTCGCGGGTCTGGGCGTGCTTGCGGCGCATGAGCGTGAGCTTGCGGTTCATCACCTCGACCAACGGATCGGCGGCGTCGGAGACGCCTAGTGCGGGCATGCCCTGAATGTCGGCGGGCAGGATCACGTCGTCATGCGGGATCCACGGCAGAGCGAAGGAGCGCATCGAGCGCGCCTCGCGATTGTCGACGGTGGCAGGCGCGCCCAGCGGGACCGAGGGCAGGAGGCTGAGGACCCCCTCGCGCTGTTCGATAACGATGGAACGCTGGCTGACGCCTTCGAAGCGGAAGAGGCCGATCTGGCCCAGCCGGGTGTAGAGGTTGGGCAGGATGTTGATGGCCTGCGTCATCTCGGCGAGCGAATAGCCGCCCGCGTCAAACGGGTTGCGCGTGATGGTCATGGGGTACTCCAGGGGAAACAGGGGATGGGCAGGAAGGAAGAATGCGCGGCCAGATCAGGCCGTATCGCGCGCGATAATGCCGATGGCCGCGAGCTGGCCCAGCTTGGTGGTGATCTTGGGCGCATCATCGACGGTGGCGTCATAGGCGAGGCTCGCGCGCGACACGATCGAGGGGCCGCGTGCGACGACAATGCCGACTGCATCTGCAAGTGTGGCATCGACAGCGTAAAGCAGGACGGCGCCTGCGGTCTGCGCGCCGTCGCTGCCACCGCTGGTGGCCAGCTTGTATTTGCCACTGGCGGTGATGCGGCCCAAGACCGAGCCGACCGGATAGGCTGTCCCGGCCAGCAATGTGACGGTCTCGCGGGTGAAGTTCGGGTTGACCTCGTATTTGAGGACATCGCCCATTGTGGCGGGTTGATAAAGCACGGTCATGGCGGGGTTCCTGTGTTAGGGGTCAATGGAAATCCCC